TTTTTCTCCAGCCGCACCTTCATTTTTGGTGCCTTTCTCAGCTTCCAGCTCCGCCTTGTGGGCCGTGCAGATCTCGACCAGCCGCTCGACCACCTTGTTGTAGGTAGACATCTTCATGCCGGTCGTAGAGGTCAGCCCCATCTCCTCGATGATGGACTTGACCACGGCGTTGCCTTTGTCCTTGCCGAAGTTTGCCTGCGCCGCCTTGAAAAGCTGCTGGCGCTGCTCCTGCGAGATGACCGGGTCTTCTTCCTCGGCCGGCTGTTCTTCCGGCTTCGGGTCATCCAACTCCCTGTATTCCGCCGGGATAGCGCCGGATGCGATCATCTCATCCTCGGAGTACACACCCTCATAGTCCTTCGGGAAGGCATCTCTCACGCACTGGCTGACAGCGACCTTGTTGATCATGGTGCCAGGCTTGGATTTCCAGTTTGCCTGCCCCTTGTTGTACTCGGCAAAGGCAACTTCCTTGAATGCAGTGCGTTCCTTGCCGTTCCGCATGAAGGTAACGCGGCACCAGCCGCCAACCAGAGTTTCACCCGGATAGAGGCAGCATCCCTCTTTCTGGATAATCTCGTTCCCACGCTGTACCGTGATGCCGTCGTTCTTGAACAGGTAGTCCGGGTGGTCAAATGCTCTGCGGAGGTAGGCATCCTTGCCAACGACCATCTGCGCCGGGTCATCCTTGCTGTACTTGATGAGGTAGACCTCACCCTGAACCAGCGGGTTGAGCTTCTGCTGGCGGCAGGTGTTCATAAAGAACACGAGTTCCTGATTGCTTACCAGTTCTGCCCTGCCGCGAACGAGGTACTTCTTCACGAAATCCAAATCGAGGTCAACTTTGGTTCCCATAACCTCATAGCTTACGGACAGCGCATTGGTTTCAGCCTTGCTCATAGCAGTAGACATATTCTTTTACCCCCTGAAGCTAATTTTTGCAACTTCCCGGTAGGTGATGCCGGGAATCTCGATTTGGCCTTTCGAGGTCCGGATGAGCCTCATAACAGCAGCCTTGTCCACCGGACGAATCTCAACGCCAGCCACCGCCAGCGGAACCGCTTTCGGGTCGATCTCGACGATTTCCCAGTCTTTCGAGGTGCTGACACCAGAGACTTTCGGCGCAGCCGTGGCGGGTACTACCGCATAGCTCGCGGCATCATCCATGATGGCTGCTTCCTCAAAGGCAGCTTCCGCGCCCTCGTTGTCACCGGCTGCTTCCAGCTCAGATGCTTCCCGCATCTTGCGCTCACGTTCTGCCTCAGCGGCCCGCCGGGCAGCTTCCTCAGCCTCACGCCGCTTGCGTTTCTGTTCCGCGTCGTAGATGTTTATGGCCTGCTTGATAATTTTCTCGGCGTTGCGCAGCGGGGTCAGCATGGCCTTTTCCCGGTCGCAAACCGCTTTGTGGGCCTGATAGGCGCTGTCTTTCATGGGCTTGAAGAACGTCGTGACCTGCGACGCCTTTTTCTTCAGCATCTTGCCGAACTCACCGGCAAAGGCGTAATCCTCATCGGTCTGGATAACCAGCGACTCCGCCTGAAACTCGATGTCGGTCACATCGCGGGAGAGCTGCTGCTCATCAACGATTTCGGCCTGCGGAACGGTTGCCACCATAGTTTCTTTTTCCATCTGGCTTCGCACTTCGCCAACGATTTCCGATTCGATT